AGCGTGGTCCCGGCCTGCACGAATCCGACCAACGCGGTTGCCGCTGCGCTGGCCGTGTTCCACGCGCCGGTGCCTGATGCCTGAACCCATCGCAAACTACCCTCTGCAAATACTCTCGCTTCACGTGACATTGCTAATCTCCTTATAACAAAAAGAGCCACTATCTGCTAGTGGCTCTTGGCTCACGATTTGATTACGTTGCACTGACGCGCTCTTCCCAACTATAGCGCACCAGTAAAGTAACGCGCATCACGTCTGGATTAGGATCGGGCGGACTGTGGCTATACTCAGCAGGCTCTGCCCTGACCAGCGTACCATTTGACACCGGGTAGGCTGTGCCCGCATTGACGTTCAACATCGGGATGGCCGCTCCTGTGGCAAAGCACCGTGCCGCCATGTCCCGCATCTGCAATAGTTGGTAGTGCGCTTGTCCGCTGCTCTTGTTCCACGATGCCCAGCAATCGATCTGCGCCTGCCCGACTTGATGGGCGGCACGCGTTCCGTCGCCCAAATCTCGATGATAGACTGTTGGCACAGCGCCAAGATGCGAAACACTGAACGATGGAAAAGTTAGTGGCTGATATGGGTACTGCACATTCACCACCGCAGACTGACCACCCAGGAATGACGGTACTCCCGCGCCTGTAAGTTGCCGCGTGAAATAATCGTTTAAACTGCCTTCGGCGTTGAGTGCGCCGCCCATTTGTGCGCTGTACATAGTCCCAGTATACGCCTATTCTAACCTTAAAGTCAACTACCCGCCGAATAACGGCAACTGCACGCCTATGCTATCCGTGCTAAGAGGGTCGAACATACCAAGCGTAGTCAACATCTCGAATTCAGCCACGACGAAGGCTCGATCGATGAATCCGGCTGGCGCTTGCTGACTGTGGCCGCGATTAAGGTACACGATATACTCAACGTTTGACCCTTGCTCTATCGCCAGCCCGCCGTCAGACTCACGCCATATCGATTCGCCGCCATGGCCCCACGACGCGCGCGCGCGTCCGGTGTCAACCGGCATATCTCGCTTGATGCGTTTCTCCAGCGCGAACGACGCAGACTTAACGACCTTGCGCGCCCAAATAACCGCGCCGCGTTCCGCGATGCTGGTGTCCTTGATTAGTTTTATGAGTTGGCTGTCGTCAATGCCGGTTTTTCCTATCATTCCTTCACGGCCCTCAGAGTAATGTCGAAACCAGTCAAGCGCCCGTCTCCCGTCCTGATCATGTTCTCAAGTCCGGCGACGCTGTAGTGCTTCATCTGCTCGGCGAGTTCCCGCGTCATACGCCAGGTGATCATGCCTTCCATCTCAAAGCGCGCGGGGATGTTGTAATCAAACGGCTGGGTTTCGTTGGTGTCTGTCAGGTAACTGAACGATCCGGGCACGACGCGCCGCGTGTGCGTCGGGTCGCACAGCGCGTCATAGCACACGCCGAACGGGCAGCGAATGTAGATCAGGCCGTTAGGTTTCAGCACGCGCCATGCCTCATAGAAGAACACGAAGAAGCCGTCGTAACTGTCCACAAAGTCTCGGTACTTGCGCCACTCGCCGCCCAGCGGGATTTTGTTGGATGTCTTGACCTCGTGTGGTACATGCTCCAAGAAATGAGACGCCCAAATGCAGTCTACGCTGTTGTCGTTGAACGGGTTGCCGTTTGACGATCTGATCCACGGGAAGTTGAACAGGTTGATTTGCTCCTGAATGCCTTCACGCGCGAATTTGTCAATGTTGATCCATCCGTCTTCGTAGCAGACATCAGGCAGCGGCAGCGTGTGCTCTGCGTTCGGCTCGTTGTCTCTCACGAACGGCAGCGGGAACGTGCCCGCGCCTAAGTTTAGTTTTACCTGGCTCATTGGCTCATCTCCATGACTCGTAGCAATTCTTTGGCTCGATTGTCCCACGTGTGTCCCTGCACTTTGGCTTTCCCATTCTCGGCGATGTTCTTCCACTCACCGGACTCGATCAGCCACTTTGCCGCTTGCGCCGCATCCTCCGGGCCGCTGTACAGCCAGAAGTCCTTGTATGGCTCAAAGCCCAACTTGAGCGCATCGGGCAGGTAGTCGCTGAGCACGCAACAACCCTGCGCCATATTCTCGAAGAAACGGATTGGGAGATCGCCGTTAAACGACTTGACTAGAGCGATCTTTGATCTGTTATAAATCAAATTGTATTCGTTGTAAACCACCCCTGTTCCATGCCATGCGTCTAATCCAGTTTCGTATATTTTCTTGAGAATGTCAGCCCTTTCTTGATACAGCACTCCTAGCATAGCCACATCCCTAGTGCGCTCTAGTCCGTCATCGTGGAACCACGCTGGATCGTACGCGCACGGCAGCCAGTGGGCGTTAGGCTCGGACATACGCGCGCCCAAACTGTGAGCCATGAAGAGCGCGTCATATTTTGATTCAGGGAAGTAATCGCGCACGTGATTATCTACGCCCCACACGATAGACTTACAATTGCAATCTCCCCTGCCGTCTATGGCGTAGGCTGAATCTGCGGTTATAATCATCTGCGGTCGCCATGTCCCCCACGCGATCAACTCTGCGTCTTTCAATTCGTATGTCGGCTTCCAGATGTACCGCTCATCAACCTTCATTCCCCAAATCTCAGCGCCCGTGCATGGCCCAACTGTTCGCACGTCATGCCCCAAGCGGCGGAAGGCATCTGCGATGTAGCGCCCTGACGCTACGGGGTAGTGGATAGCGGCGATTATGATTTTCATGGCTCAATGGCTCCATTCTTCTGGCAGTTTATCGTTCTTGCTCATGTTGCAATGCGGGCACGTGATCACGATGTTACTGGGCCAATTGCTTCCACCGCGAGAAAGCGGCACAACGTGATCGACGTGGTATCGTCCATTTATTTCTTTTTTGCACCAATAGCATTTACCGCACTGTTGTTCAAACTTTTCTAACACATCTTTGCGGCTGTATCGTCCATCGGCAGACGCTATCCTTGCGCGGCGTTTACTAGACATTTGAGATACTGCCTCTGGATGTGCTGCCTTCCATTTCTTGTTGCGCTGTGCCACCCATTCTGGATTCTTCTTCTGTTTATCGCAGACCTTTTGTATTTCTTCTTCTCTATGAGCGTCGTAATATTTTCTCTTAGCCGCCTTGTCTTTTTCGGGATTCGCGTTTTTCCATCTTTCTCTACAGGCGCGCGCTTTTTCCTTATCCCTTCCGACACGCCTAGTCTTTGGATGGTTGATGCACTTAATACATTTAGAACGCACTCCAAACTTTCCAAGTAGTTCTTTGTAAAAATACTCAGTCGTTGCTGGTAGAACATTACCGCATTTCGTGCATTGCTTAGTGGGTGTATAATGTGGCATGTCGAGCCTCCAATCAGGTTTGACCACGCCCTAGAGTGTTTCAGCACTGCTAGGGCAACTTCGTGGATGTCCTTATTATACACCCGATTTATCAGTATGGAACATGAATAACCTGTGTGTCAGGTGTTATTTTTGAATCCCATTTAGCGTGAAACCGTGTGGCGTTCTTCTTAAAGATGTGCGGCGGAACTCCTCCACTTGTTCCAGGCGAATGCTCAAAGCAAGACTCTGGACAGTACCAAATTTCAAATCCCGCTTCTTTTACTTTCTCATTTAGGTCTACATCTTCCCAATAACCTTTTTCGTATTCAACGTCAAAGCCGCCCACCCTAAAGAACATATCGCGCCGGATTGCCAGAGCTGCGCCGGTAATCCACGACACGCGCTCGCGCACGTTGACACGCCAATCGTCGGCAGACCAGCCCAGCCAGCGGTGAAACGGGCCACGGTTGCCGCCGTACAGGCCGCCACAAGACTGGATCGCGTCAAGGTAATGAACCGTACCATTCTCGTCTGTTTTTCGATTTGCCTGATCCGTAAACACCAACTTCGGCCCCGCAATACCGACGATCGGATCGTTGAACATGCTCATCAACGGCTCAAACCATCCATCATGCGCCACTGTGTCTTGATTCAGGAACAGCAGCACATCGCCGCTAGACCGCGCCGCCCCTGCATTGCAGTTACCCGCAAAGCCAAGGTTGTGCTCGTTGCGCTGCGCTGACGCAGGCTCCATGCCGATCACGTCGTAGATGCTGAAATCAGGCGAGCAATCATCCTGAACTAGAATCTCCAATAGGCTCTGCCGGCCGTACTGCCAACTCGTTTTGTACAGGCTCTTGAGGCACTTCACGAGTACCGGCAGGTTGTTGTAACTTGGAATGATCACGCTCATCGAAGGCAGGCGCGCGGGTGTCGCTGTAGGCGCTGGCTGTGTCTGCGGTTCTGCTTGGCTCATGGCTCTGGCTCCTTTGTTGTACAAATGCCCGGTGTATCTCGGCTTCAACGGCATCGGTTGCGACGTCCCACGTTTGACGCCGCGCCCACTCGTAACCCGTAGCGGCAACTCCCGCCGCTACGTCAGGGTAACAGTAGATCAACTCTAGCGCGTTCTGTAGCGCTTTCAAATCAGGGAATGCGTCACGCGCTCCGCCCCAGGTTCCGTTTTCCATGTAATCGATCCGAGGAACGAGATAGCCGCGTCCATCTCCTACAATCTCCGTGCCGCTGCACCAGTCCATCGCGATCGTTGGAATCTTACAGGCCATTGATTCAAGCAATGGAAGGCCGAAGCCTTCGCGGTGCGAGATTACCATGTGCGCATCGAGCAACACGTAGCGATTACGCAGTGGCAGCATGTCGGGCGACGCCGTAAACAAATCGTCCTTGAATCGCACGCGGGAGTGCTGCTCTTTAGGCACGCCCAGTTGCAACAACAACTCTGGAATGTCCCATCCGGCAGGGCTGACCTTATCCATGTCAAGGTAAAGTTTTGCGTTGGGCTTGTCTTTGGCGAACTCGAAAAACGCTTGGACCATTGGCGGTATTGCCTTGCGCCCCTGGTTCATAGCGACAACTCCGACGATGAAATCATCGGGCGCGTATCCGACTTTTGCGCGCAGTGCATCCCGCTCCGCTTTATCAGCCGGGTAGAACTCATTCACGTCTACGCCGGGATGGCACAGGCTCACGCGCTGGCCCGCTTGCTTGAACGCCTCGACTCCGAACTTACTGATCGTCATATTGCCGTCGGCCCACTTGCACAAGTCCACCCACTGCGACATGATCGGTGTTCCGTCGATGGGCGTGATCCAAATCCATTTCACTTTGCTAAAGTCAATGCGGCAGGCGTCCCAAATTGTCTTGTGATACGGGAAGTCCTGACAACTAATCAATAGGTCAGGCTGCGTCTGATTGACGATGTTCGTCAATCCGCTCCATAAATCTTGACCGGCCAGCGGCCAAATCCAGAACGGGTATTCATGCGGCCATCCGCTGTAACTGATGCCGATGCCCTGCACGTCATAGCCGCGCTGCTTCAAGCGCTTGCTGATCTCATTACCGATGCGCCCGAATCCGCTCAATACTACCATATCTCCAAACCAAACGATCTTAATGGGCCTGCCTGTGATGGGGTTGATGTTCTGATTCATGGCTCTTAGGCTCTCCTTGTGGTTTAGCCAGTCACACTGGCGAGTTTCAGGGGGTGATGATACAACACGCGGCCCGCGCCGAATGTCTCTCGATCGGGGTTGCCGTCCACGCGATAAGCGCTGGAAGCATAGATGATTTGATCGCGTGGGGTCAGTTCAAACGGGAGCGTTACGAATAGTTGATTCGTCTGCGTCCAGCCTCCTTGTGTGTTCTGAATCATCGGGCGCATATTCTTAAACAGCGCTGTCACAGTGAGGTCGGTGTAGTTGTTCTGGTTCTGCACGCCAAAGCGCTGATTACCTGTGGCGTCACCGATCCACTTCTTGACCGTGGCCGCCTCGCCCGCGCCTTCGTAAATGGTATTAGCCTCGCGGCGCATGCGTTGGTAGTCAGGGCGCGTCATGATGGATACTCACTCTGATAATACTGCTGCTGCTCAGACCACGAGGCGATGCCGCCCTCCGGTGATTCGCGCTCCTCTTCATGGAAGGCGCTGTACAACGTCTTGAGGTGCCCTAGCGCCGCCGTGTCATCGTAAGTTGATCCGTCAGGCGCAGCCCAGCGCGCGCGCTTAAGGCCGTCAAACATCAATGTCCGCACCGCTTCGAGAGATGCGCCGGCAACGCTGCCGCCACCTTGCGAGATGAAGTTAGTCACCTCGTCGTCACTAAACACCGACCACTGATAAACAGCACGGCACGCGCTGTTAGCCGATACTGTACCACTGAACGACATCAAACCCAGCGCAGTATCAAACGTAGCCCCCGTGGCGCTCCACGCTGTCGCTAGGCGTATCTGCGCAGACGGCACGGTCACAACGCTGTACGGCGCGCCCTGTGCGAGTTTGAACGTCGCGTTGTAGCCATCGCCTAGAAACTCCTCGGCGGCGTAACGCGAGCGGTCCTGTATGCGCAGTCTGACTTGTGCCGTGATGTCTAATGTCATCGCCCGTAACCAGGCCGATAATAAGCGTTCACAGATGCCGACCCGCCAGCGGCGCTGTACACCAGCCGCGCCGCGAACTTAACAAACGGGTAATACGCGCTCACCTGATAAAATCCCGTGGTTCCCACCGTGGCCGTCACCGTCAATGCCGTGCCAAAGATTGAGTTGTTCGGACTCACCAGCAAATCCCAAATCGCGCTATTGCCCGAACACTGCACCGTCATCACGGCGTAGTTTCCGGCAGCACGCGCGTCAAGCGTTCCGCCGCTGGCGTTGTTGGCCGCGCCCGACACGAGTAGCGCTGTGCCTAAATCATCGTGGATGCCGAAATCAGCGGGCATATCACGCCCGCCCTTCTGCGGGCTGCTTCACCGCAAATTCCTTACCGCAACCTGGACACTTTACCATCATGCCGGCCTCGGCTACCGTTTCCGTTCCCTGCGCAGGCTGCGCGACCTCAGCCACAACCGCCACAGATCGAAACAAATCAATCGCCTGCAATGTAATAGCATCCTTGCCCATGACCTCGGCCAACTGCTCGCATTGCTCAGCGACGCGCTTCACCTCCGCAAACTCTTTCGGGTACAACTTCACGGCCTCGGTCAAAAATGATTCATCCGTCATTGACCCGATAATAGAGACATTGACGCCGTGGTATTGCAGCGCGGCATTTCGGCGCAGGCCCAACAGAAACGCGGCGTGACCGGGATCGGACTCTACCGCGCGGATGAACTTGATCAGTTTGTCTTTTTCCATGTCTTGCCTCAGAAGCGGGGAGGGTGTTACCCCTCCCCTTCACGGTGTTCTGTCTTTACGCCACAGTCGGCGCGGTCGCGCTGCTCGAAAGGTAAGCGTAGCGGTCGTTTAGCATACCGACGCCGTACCAGTCACGCACGCGGTAACGGATGTTGTCGTATTTGAAATAGCCTTCTTGCTGCACGACGCCGACCGACTCTTGCAAAATCTGCAAGCCTTCTACCTCTTGCAGTACCACGGCTTGCTTTGCCTGCAATAGCACCCAGCCCCAGGCCGTCGCCACGCGCGGGCTAACGATGATCTGCTTGATCAACCCCTTGAAGGCGTTCATGGTGCCCATACCATAGGGTGCATCAACTGCGGGCTTTTGAACGTAGTTCATGAGGCTCGGCGACAGCAGCAGTTGCTTGGCGAAGAACTCAAGGTTGCTGTGGACTACGAGCGTATCAGGCTCGATGCCCAGGTACACGCCCGACTTCCGATCCTTCATCGTGCGGATCGTAGCAAACGCGGTCGCCAGCGTGGACGGCCCGAAGATTGCAGCCGCAGTATTCGCGCCGATGTCGTTGTCTCCGGTCGTGCTGTTGCGGGTGTAGTTGCCCGTGGTCGTCAGCACGCTGTAGCACGCTTGATCGCGTGTGTTCGCTGCGGCGCGGCCTAACTTGTCAGCCTGGCGCTTCAGGATGTTCAGCCGATTGAAGCGGATCATTTCCTCGGTCACGGCGATGATGCCGCCGCGCTTGTAGTTCTTGATCTGCAACGTGCGGTCCAAGTCCTGCTTGAACTCAGTGTAAGGCGTATCCTCCGGCACCACCGGCAACTCGCCGATCTGGCTTTCCTCGACCCAGTCTTCGGCTGGCTTGTCGCTGGGCATCTGCATCGCCCACTCTTGCCACGTGGTAGGCTGTCCCGCGTAGGAATCAAACACGATCGAGCGGATGCCGTCACGCAGAATCACCGGGAACTCGCCGGTCGTGCTGGCTTCCTCAAGCGTGATGCGCCGGCCATTGCGCTTGACTTCGAACAACTGCTTGGTGTCGTAGGTCGGCGCGGTGTTTTGGTCGATGACGGTTTCCTGGATGGTCCCCGCCTGTGGATCAATGATCTTGATGATCTTCTCGACGTTGTTAGTCATGTCATCACCGCCTAAAGGTATCCAACGCCCAGCATGCGGGCATCATACATGATGTCCCACTGCGTAGCCGTAATGTCGCCCACTTTGGCGATGTTGATCAGTTTACCGACGCCCGAAGCCTGCGTCCATGCAGCCGCGCCCGATCCGGTCGTGCTGACCTGCGCTGCGGTAAACCACAGACCGCCGATCCCGGTTGCCCCGGTCTGTCCGACGATGCCGCTCGCGGTTGCTGCCGGGAAGATGTTGGAGCCGAGCGTAGGCGCGCCGGTGAGGCTGGCCGCACTGCCTCCACTCACGCGCAAAACGCCGTGCGTCAACACCGGCATGGCGGTGTTTTCCATGCTGCGCCCCAGCGGATCGTAAACCGGGTGATTGTCGAGCGCCACGCCTGCGGCTGACGCGCGTAAGCCCGTCAAACCCACAGCCGCCACGAGATTGATCAGGAAGCCGCCGCTGAATTGCAGCCAATCCCCTTTTGTGATGACGGTCGTGCCCGTGCATTTTCCGACGATGATCTGATCATCTTGGAAAAGTTGCGGGTTGCCCTGAACTGCGGTACTCATCTTGCAACTCCTTTGCGTTCGCTAGTTGCTGCTGGCTCTACTGGCTCGCGCAACGGCCTATGCCAATTTTGAAATACGCGCCTTGTACTCTTCTCCGGTTTCGTCAGGCAACGGCAAGCGGCTCTCTTGCAGCCCAAACAACACAACCTCCGGCTTGATCGTCTTGATCGTAGCAGTCGTCTCCTTGACGGGCACGCCAGTACCACGATCGATGATGATCTTGTCCTTGGGTGAGGCTGTGTACTTGCGCTTCTCGCGCTGTACCGCTTCCGTCATCGCCTCTTCACCGTCTAGTTTCAACAAGTCCTCGCGTACTTCTTTTCTCAATCCGACAGGCAGCCCCGACGCTTCGAGAATCCGATCGGCCATCACGGCGCGGCGCAGTTGCACCAGTTCGCCAGTATCGGCCTGGTATTTCTCTTGCAAGGACGCATAGTCGGCCTGTAACTTTGTCTGTACTTCCTTCGCTTCTTTCAGCGCGTCACTATCGCGTACCGTCTTCCACTCAGCCTTCAACTTCTCAACATACTCAGGCTTGACACCGCGCCATTGCTCAAACGGCATCGCCTCAAGCAGATCGGTCGTCCATTGATCGGTGTCGCTGGCAAGCAATGCTCCCTTGAACGTGCCGCCCGCTGCGCCGCTCGTCACTACGTCAACGCTGTTTCCTTTGACGATTGATGAAATGATGATAGCGTCTCGATCTTCAACCTTGCCGATGACGGTTTCCCCCAGCGCATTGATGGACAGTTCCACGAGATCGGATTTGCGCGCCGTCTCGGTAACGAGCGGCCACAGCCATTGACGCGCGGCGCCCACCACGCGGAAGTCACCGCGTACTGTGCCGTCATCAGCCGCCTTCACATTCTCGTAATAGCCGACGATGTCTTTGATGTCGCGTTCTGGCAGTTCTTTCTCGTCACTGCGGCGGGGGTGGTTGGCGTATGCGCGTACACCGTCGAACTTAGCGGCGCTTTGCTGGAGCAGTTCCTTTGAGTAGTGGCGTGGTCGCCCGGCCCGATCAACGTTCTTCGAGAAACCTGGCTTGATGAGCGTGACGCCCCGCGCCACATACTGCGCGTCATCAAACGTCGCCTCTTGCAGGTCGGCCAGCGTTGAAAAATACCCGGCGCGGATTGCTGAATCTTCTGGCATGTCCATCTCCTGTGATGTGCAAACAAAAAAGCCGATCGGAGAT